ATTCTATTCACTAGACATGGGCATTTTGCGAAATGAAACAATTTTTCCTGAAAATCGTATGTCTATTGAACTGCCAAAAATTATCATGTTGAATCCCTGGACTTACTGGGGCGACAATACAAAATTAGAAAGCATTCGTTTGCAAAGGAATTATCTATTAAGTCAAACAGATTGGACAGCATTGAATGATGTGCCTCTTTCTCCAGAAGAGAAAACGGCTTATGAAAATTACCGGCAACAACTAAGGGATTTTCCAGACGTTGTTGATCTGGATTTGCCGATTGAACAGATAATCTGGCCAACCAAACCATAAATAATAATATATGAGCAACGCACGTAATCTAGGAAATGCAGGCAGGTCAATCGATATTGATGACAAAAACAATACATGTTTTGGTGACAATTCACTCAAAGGTGTCACCACAGGAGGCAATAATACTGCTATTGGATTAAATACTCTTAACGGAAATACTATAGGATGTTGCAATACCGCAGTTGGAACTGGTTCTCTTCAATGCAACACTATAGGATCTAACAATACTGCTGTTGGAGTCTCTTCTCTTTATCTTAACACAACTGGATACAACAATACAGCCATCGGAGATCATGCCCTATCTTGCAACACCACAGGAAGCAACGGCACTGCTATTGGAGTTAATGCCCTTGTTTGCAACACTACAGGAAGCGGCAACACTGCAGTTGGAACTAATGCTCTCTATTGCAACACTTTTGGAGTCCAAAACACATCTATTGGATTTCTAGCCCTCCTGAACAACACTACTGGAAACAGCAACACTGCTGTTGGATCAGCAACCCTCAACTGCAACACAACTGGAGGCGGTAACACTGCTATTGGAGTTGGTTCTCTTGCTTGCAACACTAGAGGAAGCTGCAACACTGCTGTTGGAGTTAGTTCTCTTTATCTTAACACAACTGGATCATACAATACAGGAATAGGAAATAATTCTCTTTATAGCAATACTATTGGATGTGGTAATACGGGATTAGGAGATGATAGTCTTGCCTCAAATACCACCGGTTTTGATAATACCGCAATTGGTACTAATTCGATGTGTTTAAATGTAATAGGTTATCAAAACACCGCAGTTGGTTCGAATTCTCTTTATTCAAATAATGGACGCTTCAATGTGGCGGTCGGTGAAAGAGCCATGTGCAAGAATACAACAGGAATTCAAAATGTTGCTGTTGGAGCATATGCTCTTACTTCCAACACTACTGGATGCGGAAATGTTGCTGTTGGATTTAATGCTCTCGTTTGCAACAGTATTGGATATTGGAACACTGCTGTTGGAGAATGTGCTCTCGTTTGCAACACCGTAGGAGGCAACAACACTGCTTTGGGTAGTTGTGCGCTCACTACCAACAGTGAGGGATATAGTAATGTTTCAATAGGTCATGATAGTATGTTTCTTAACACCACAGGATATGACAATGTTGCGGTTGGAACTAGTGCTCTTCAAGCCAACACCACAGCAATCAGGAATACTGCTGTTGGAAACTGTGCTCTGTATTGCAACACTATAGGAATTATTAATACCGCTGTGGGAAAAAATGCTCTCTATAATAACACCACAGGATGTGGAAATACAGGAATTGGATCTAATGCTCTCCTTAGCAACACAAGTGGTTGGTATAATGTTGCAGTTGGTATTGGAACTTTGGCAAGCAATACTTTCGGAAATGGAAACACTGGAATTGGAATTGAAGCACTTTGCTGTAACACCACAGGAAGCAACAACACTGCTGTAGGAAAAGGTGCTCTTTATTGTAATACATATGGATCCGAAAATGTAGCAGTAGGTGATCAAGCTTTTATAGCAACATCACAGGACTTAATAACACTGCTGTTGGAAGATCTTCCTTGTATGCAAACACTATAGGCGTTCAAAACACTGCTGTTGGACAAGGTAGCCTCTTTTACAACACCACAGGAAACAATCATGTTGCTATTGGACATGCTGCCCTATATCTCAACACCACAGGATATAATAACGTTGCTGTTGGAACTAGTGCCCTTCGTAATAACAGTACAGGATATTTCAACACTGCTGTTGGAACTAATGCCCTTTATAACAACACTAATGGAATCTACAACGTTGCCGTTGGAACAAATTCCATGTTTAGTGCCACCAGCGGAATAAGCAATACTGCAATTGGATACCAAGCCATGTATTACAGCGAACAAGGTGCTGGTGAAAATACTGCTGTTGGATTCCAAGCTTTACAGCAAAACACCACAGGAATCAACCATACTGCTGTTGGTGATCAAGCTCTTTATCTTAACACAACTGGATACAATAACACTGGTATTGGGAATGCAGCTCTGATTAAAAACACATATGGTGGTGACAATACATCATTAGGAATATTTGCTGGTTGCAACACTACCACAGGATGTAAAAATACATTTGTAGGATCATGTGCAGGTATTACTGCAACTGCAACCTGGTGTAATGCTGGTGCTTTTGGTTACAACGCACAACCTGGGGGCAGCAATCAAATTGCCATCGGTGATGCCAATGCTTTCACATATACTAAAGGCGGCATAGTTTGCACATCAGATTGTCGCGACAAAGCTTGCATTCGTCCAACAGAATTGGGTCTTAATTTCATTAATAAAGTACAACCAGTGGATTATAAATGGGATTATCGGGAAGATTATTATGTAGAAGAAACACATGTTGAAGATGAAGAATATACTGATTTTGAAATCAGCTATGAAACTGAAGAATATACTGAGAAGGAAAATAGGATGGTTGGATTTGAAAATGATCAACCTGTTTATGGTTTGGTGGATGTGACCCGTACTCGTGAAAAAGAAATACGCACTCCTGTTACCAAAACACGACAAGTGGAACGTAATCGTCGCGTACCAATAGCCAAGGATGGCAGCAAGATTCGTACCCGTTATCATCATGGTGTTATTGCCCAACAAATCAAAGATGTTATTGATGAAACTGGAGTGGATTTTGGTGGTTATCAGGATTTCACTATAAAAGGTGGTATTAACCAACTTGCAGTTAATGGTGGTGAATTTATCGCTCCTCTGATCAAGAGCGTTCAAGAACTGCATGAATTGATCAAGCAAAACACCACTTTGATAAGTGAAATTAGCAGCAAAATAAGCTAGGTTGATAATATATAAAATCTGATATAATAGCCTGGTGATTGATGTTCATTCGCTTCTTGCCAATCATTTGGCAAAATTAACTTACAACAAGTATAATCAAACATATACAGCATGTTGTCCCATATGCCGGGAAGGTGATTCTTGGCTGAAAAAGAAACGTTTTTATTTTTATAATAAAACCAACAGCTGTTATTGTTTCAATTGTGGTTACAGCGCAAAATTATATAAATTATATTATGATTTGACCGGCAAAATGATGGGTAAACAGGGGTTTGAAAGTCCCAGATTCATTGAGGAAAAAGAAGCTCCCACTCCTGAAATACTTCCAAAAGACAGCATTAACATTTTTGAAAGCACCCAACTTTACAAAAACATGCATAATGCAATTTTTAAAAAAGCCATACAATATGTGTGTGACCGACGATTGCATTCCAGCATAAACCGACCCAAAACATTCTGGTTCAGTTCAGTTGATTTTACCCATAAAAACAGATTGATCATACCTTTTTATGATTTAGACGATAAAATAGCTTATTATCAAAGTCGTAAACTGCCAGGAGATACTAGCGATTTGCCCAATTATCTGAGCAAAAGCGGTGGTGAAAGAAGTCTTTTCAACATCAATCGGGTGAACGAACAACCCTACGTTTTCATATTTGAAGGTCCTTTGGATGCATGTTTCATTCATAACGGAGTGGCCGTGAGCGGCATCAATAAAAGCCGAAACAGTCTTACCGACAAACAAAAAGAGCAACTCAGCAACTTTCCTCTGCATCAAAAAATATGGGTACTAGACAATCAAAACAAGGATACTACAGCCCGGGAAAAGATGAAGCAGATCATTGAAACTGGTCAGAAAGTGTTTGTTTGGCCCAAAAATATAACTTATAAAGATTTTAATGAAATGTGCATGGGGTTGAAACAAAACAAAGTGGATGTGAATTTTGTTTTACAAAATACTTTTCAAGGACATAAAGCCCGGGCAAAAATGATGATATGATTATTTTTCGCTTTTGCTGGCGATAAGATATGCTTTTAGACGTTCGCTAAGACCGCTAAGTTCCACGCAAACACGAGCAATCTTTTTGGTTTCGCTCTTGGCAACTTTTTCAAAAAGCGTGTCGCAAGGAGCCATATGCAACTGAGTTTGAACTGAATTAATGTCGGGACTGTTTAGATATTCCAGAAATTTATCAATGTTTCTTACCCATGTTTGCAGTTCAATGGCTTGGGCAGAATTGGTTTGACGAGCGGCCATTTGTTCCCGGGTAACTGCTTTAACATCAAATTCTTGAGGAACTGTGCCTTTATCCAATTCAGCTTCCATACTGGCCCTGTCTTCTGAAGGTTCAACCGCAGGAGCTTCCAGTTCAGGTTCGTCCTGTTCTTTTATAATATTTGAAAATAATTTGTTAAATATGGCCATATTATTATTTATTATAAAGGTAAATAAAATATATATGTTTAATGAAGATAGCCAGATGATTTATAATCGCTGGGTTAGTGGCATAGCCAGTCGGGAGCTTAAGGGTCAAACACTTACAGTTGATGATTTAATTCAAAAATACTCACCTCAAGGAAGCACACTGGCTCCTAAAAATCTTCCTTATCCTTTGGACAAGATTTTTGAAAGTTTGGCAGATAATTTTGTAAAATTAAGCAACAGCAAGATGATATGTGAAATGAGCAAGAATAACCCTCTTATTGGTAATAAGAAAGAGAAATTGCAACAATTGGAACAGGTGATCGACAAGATCAATCAAGCACAAAAGATACTTGAAGAAACTGTAACCCCTCTAAATAAGATTTTAGAGGGTTAAAATGCTATTCAGAACAATATTATTCGTTAGTCTTCCTTTGACCAGTATTGGAATTTTATATTCCCTTAATGTAAGGAATTTTTGGACATATTTTTTCACATCTTGTTTCACAGTGGGACTACAGTATGCCATCGATTTTGCATTTCAAAAGTTTGCCATAGTAAGATATGGTTTGCGTATCAAGGAAACTAATTTGCAGATTGAAAAGGAGTATAATAAACGAGGAGTAGAACTGACCTGTCCTTGTGCAGAGAAAAGCAAATGCTTTGTGCCAATTGATCTGAATCAAGGAACCAGCTACAAATGCCTTCAATGT